GTAATCTATCAAAACCACTTCCAGTCCCAACTCCGTCAACCAAATGGCTAGTTCCGTCAGCTCTGCGTTCTTCATACATTAGGCACTCCAATTGTCCGCTTTGTCTCTTCTATACCTTTTGTTAAGTATAGATCATTAAGGTCTAATCCAGCAGGAAGCGACACGATTGAAGAGTTTATTACCTCTTGCGCTACTCTCCTTGAGAACTCAGCCCCAGGATTAGAACCATCTTCCTTAACATCATTATCACCAATGATATAAACTTTGCCATAACCGGTAAACATCTTAGTAAAGTGTGGCTTCCAAGCAGCAACACCAGGAACTCCAACTGCTGGTATACCTAGTACCGCAGAACAAATGATTGTATCTAACTCACCTTCACAAACTGCTATGTATTCACTGGTTAAAATAATATCGTTAACATTATATAGATGACCCTTTTGCCCAAGAGGTGCTCCATACTTAGGCTTGCCATCATCTAATCTTCTAAACTTAAAGCCAACACAGTGTCCAAGCACTGTTATATAAGGTATAGATAGCCAGCCCTGATAGTTCTCGTGTCCTGCAACTGGTACCACTATGGTACCAAGTAGGTACTGGTCAGCTATCTCTTTAGAGATCCCACGACCTGCGAGAAACGCTACCGCTTCTTCGCTTAGATCTTTGTTGTACTGAACCGCCGCTTCCAGCGATGATTTCAATTGCACGGGCGAGAGCATCTTTAAACTCCATATTCTCTTTGATACTAATAATGTTTACTGCATTGCCACCCTTACCGCAGGTATGACAAAAGTATAGATTCTCCTGCGTATTAATTACGGCACTTCTTCTACTGTCGCTATGCAATACACACCTTACAGAGCAAGCCCTACCTTCTCTTACCTCACCGCCATAGTGGGCAACTATTACTCCAATGGGTATTGAGTTCGCATCGGTTCTGCCAGAGCCTTTAGCAGACTTCCTACTCCTGGACCAGTCTGATGCTGGCATCCGCAATCCTCCTTACACTTCTTGTGCATAGCAAAAGCTCGCTTAAACTGACCAGTCCTATTTAATTCACCACCTGATTTACATAGTTCGCAGATCATTCCTCCTCCTTTACCTCTTCCGTAACTGGTGCTGTCTCTTCTACCACCTCTGGTACTGGTTGTAGTATATCTGTTGTAGTTATTATGCCTTCTGGTACTGGTGTCATTTCTTCTCCTCTAGCCATTGTGTTAGGTCTTGGATTACCCAAGTCTTTTCTATTCCCGCGTTTCTTCTTTTGTATAGTACATAAGATAAAGGCTTATTAATGCCACGATGCTTAGCGTAATTAATAGCTTCTGTTTGCGCTTCATCCCAAAACTCCTTCAAGTTTAACTTCTTAGTGTTCTTTAACTCAAAGATGTAGGTCTCACCGGCAACTATAACTACTAGATCACCCTCATCTTCTGCTCCTGATAAACGCAAGCGTTCAGCTACTGCGCCCATCTTTCTAAACCATTTCATTACATCTACTTCAAACTGTGAACCCTTTTGTTTATTGTACTTGGCTGACATTTAGTAGGGCATCCCTTCTATACATCCGACCATACTCATCTGCATCACTGATCTGACAGACAGAATAGTTCACAAATAAAGTAGCAAAGTCTGAACCATCTGCTGTGTGTGGACCAAACCTATTCTTAACTGGTGCTACCTTTAAAGTTTTATCTAAAGGATCAAAGCCAAGAGTAAGTATTAGTGCTGGTAGTTGAGATACCTTGCCGTGAATAGCCCTGCGATGAGGTGGGAAGTTAGTCTTACCATACTCAGTCTGCTCGCTAACGTGGTGTAGAACCATCACACAGGCTTCAGTCTTACGAGCCATATCGTGGAAGTCCACCATAATAGCTCGTAATCCTGCCCACTCATTATCAGATTCAGCAACCACATTCATTAAGTTATCAACAACAATCAACTCTGGTGGAACACCATAGAGTTCAACATAAGCCTTGATCTCTAACTCAATATCATCTAGTGATGGTGATGAGTCAAAGACAAACTGTATATTGGACATATTTTCTAGGTGCCTGTCGTAGTAATGACGGTTACTAGTTAAGTTACCTTCCACCAGTAGCTGACTGTGTCCTGATAGGTGAGAGGCTGCTCTCATCATCACTGTTGCTATGTCGGTATCGGCTGAGAAAAATAAAGTTGGAACCTTTGCTTTAACTGCATAGATAAGAGCAAACATACTCTTACCAGCATTAGGTGCGGCGGCAACCATACATACCTGACCTCTACGAAACTTGATCTGCTTTGAAGCAAGATCTTTCCATACGTCAGGTAATGGTGTTGCATTGGTATTGCTACCACGCCACGCTCTATTTAAATTAAGCAACGTGTTCCCCTCTAGGAAGAGTTATTCCTCTTATCTGTCTAATTCTTTTTCTTTTAGATGCGGTGATGCCGCCCCAAGTTCCGAACCGTTCTTTATTGATTCCCCATTCTGCACACTCTGCAAGGTGGGGACAAATCTTGCAAACGTTTATAGCCTGTTGAGTGTGGACTCTATCTCCATCCTCTATTTCAGGAAAGAAAAACTCCACACCCACTTCGGCACAAGCTGGGTTCTCATAGTTCCAGGGAACCCGCATCGCCTATCTAATCCAAGCGGTTTCGCATTTGTCTATTGCACCTTTAGGTGCAGCACACATCCAGCCTTTCCAAGGACCCTTTTGTCCTACGCCTGAACGAAATGCCATTTTGCCGTGCTTACAATCAGGAGCAGCAGCATCTGTAGTTGTAGCAGTAGCACCTAATGCTTGCTTAGCATAGGCAACTGCACCACCTGATGATTGTGCATTGACACCAAGTGCTGTGCCAGTTGATGCTACTAGTGTAGCTAAGTCAGCGATTGAAGTTAGAGATGCCTCTAGTTCAACCTGATTAATTGCATAAATATTTACTAGAGTTCCATCACCTAACTTGTAGTTGATTTGGAACTTCGTGCTTTCCGGTGCAGCCATTTATTTACCTCCAGTATGTTTGACAGATAACCGTATTGATTCCTGTCCTTGTTTCTTTGGTACAAAACCGAGAAGTTTCTCAACCTCTTCGGTATCTACTGATTCTCTACCACTAATTGTGCTCCACAAAATAGATACACCACTATTGGTATTACCAGTAAATCCTTCTAACGCAGCTTTTAATGACTCGCGTTCGTTAGTCAGTTCCTTTATCTTTACATCTAATTGTAAATATTTCAAGGCCGATGTGTCCACTTCAGGATTATCTATGAAGACTTCACCTTCCTTGATACGTTCTTTTTTTAGACCAGTACATCCCATCTCGCCCGACTCATCAAAGTACTTGCAATAGAACTTGCAGTAGTTTTGATCGCGCTCTGGCTCAGGTGCATCTGCGCTCTCTTTGATAGCAGATAACCAATTCAAAGCATCTTCTGCCAACTTAGGATCATAAGGTTCTGAATGAACCTTCACATCTCTTTCATCACCATCTCTTGCTATGGCTACTAGGTTAACAGTTCTGGGCTTCCCCTTACCAGACTTGTCAAGCAAGTAGCCATAAACCTGAACTTGCCAACGCTGTTGTAGCGATGGGAAGTAAGATAGATTCTTAACCTTAACGGTTTTCCAATCTATCACATCTCCTGTTTCTGGTATATATAAATCTATATGAGCTTTCATTCCATTGTATTCAACAGACGTTTCAACCCAATACTTCTCACCTTTTGGGTCAGCAGTTGTTATTGCCTTCTCTATCTCAGCGTGGATAGCAGTACCCATAATAGCTGACAGTTTTAATTCGTTATCATTGGTTTCAGGTTGATCGTTAAGACGATACCAAACCTTACGGCGGCAACCACCCAACTCTGATGGACCTACCTGTGTCTGCTTAGACCTAGCCCTACCAGCATCTTTATCTCGTAAGACTTGTAGTAGTAATTCCTTTGGATCGCTCATTACTTAACCTTCCGCTTTTGTATTGCTATCTGTATTGGTGGGCAAGTATTGATATCTAGTATAGAGGATATCTCTACAGCCTTCTGTGCTATCTCAACTGCTCTATCTTGATTCATAATCGTATAGTCCAGTGAGTATAAGTATCCAGTAGCAAACTGACCACCTGAACCAATACCATAAACATTTAGTTCATTCTGAATAAATGACATATCACAAGCAATATGAAACAGATTAGAATCAAAGGCTAATAGATAGTCAAAGCCACCATCTTTCTTATCAACATTAGCCCAGTCATAAGTGTTCTTATTGAAGGCATTGATAATAGATGGAATCATTTTCTTACCCATAAACTGGACAGGATCTTCACCTCTATATGTTGGTGGCTTCCAGTTGTAAGTTAAAATATCACCAGCTCTAGTATCACCGGTAATCCCAATGGCAACATAACCAACTTGAACTATCTTTGGTGTGCCTAAACTAATTGTTCTAAGATTGTCTTCAGTAATCTGTGAGTCAGCAGCAAGTACTACATAATTTCTGCCTTGTATACCAACAACCGTAGTCAATTTAGCCCCTCCTTTATCTTAGATTAATTGTAGCACTAGCCACAGACAATGGTGGGATGTGAATAAGACACGCCGTGAGTGCGATCTTTATCGGTTACTAGTCCCAGAATGTGTACCATATGAGCCGTGAGGCGAATTACAGTACGGGCGGCGCATTAAGCGCCGCGATAGTACGGTCGGTATGTTCCGTCTACCAACCCTGCGAAAAAATAAAGAGAAGTTACCAGATAAATTTGGTACAGATCTTAGATCCTTAGGACCATTACACGCCTGTCCTTGTGGCTCTAAAGTCTTCTCTATCCTTGCTACCTTTGATGACTTTGAGATCTCCTGGTATATGTTAGATGCAACCTGTGCTAACTGTGGCAATCTAATACTTGTACCCTGTCCGATAGATGACCCAGCTAGGGAAGTTTAGCCACCTCTTACCCCTACCTGCCTGTGAAACAGGCGCAACTCGCCATCTTTTGACCCTTAAAAAGGCATAAAAAAAGAAGGCCACCCCGTTGAAAGGGTGGCCCTGTATTGCCTCGCAGTAAAGTTAAAGTTACTTGGAACCAATACCAAATTCTGTAGCTGATGGATCTATTGCCTTTAGAAGAGGTCCTGCAACTGCGGCTACTGCTGCTGTTGCTAATGCCTTTAGGTCTGTATTACCAGCAAGGTATAAAGCAAGTGCCGCAGCAAAAGCTGCACGAGCATAGGTAGTAACAATTGCTTTTAATTTAGTCTTATTCATATACATCCTTTAAGGGCGAGCAACGCCCATTACTAGTGAGTAGGCGCGTTTCTTTAGATACACACCATCTCCATTTGATTGACTGCCCTTAGCATCTCCTGAGGTATTACCCTCATAGACCATAAGGTATTTCTTTCCATCGTTACTAGCACAGATACCAACGTGGTCAGCCTCTGCATCAGCATCAAACTGAAAGAAAACTATATCTCCTGCTTGTGCCTTACCAACTGGAACTATCTTTCCTTTACTTGTAAACCATTTAAGTCCTGCTTGACAGGAAGCAAATCCCTTTTTAGTTTGGGCTGCTACCTTAGGTGCTAGTCCTGCTTGGTCAAAGCACCACGATACAAACATTGCACACCAAGGGTTGTTGTTAAGTCCATACCACTTACCATACATACTGTCATTGTTCTTGCCTACCTCTTGGTATCCAAGTTGTGATTTTGCAATCTCTACTACACTCATCGTGTTAGTGATTCCTTTACTAGATCTGTTAAAAACTGGACCTTCTCTTCTAACCTATTGACCTGGTCCTTGATACTGGAGCCTCCATTTTGCTTCAACTCTGATAGATAATATTTAACTAGATGCCTGATTGTCATTGCTAACGCTCCAACAAGAGTCGTTAC